AGCTGCGGGTTGCCCGCAGCGTCGACTCTAACGCCTTTCCCATACTTGAGGTCGACGACCTCGATTGTGCTGCCGCCGATGATGACAGCGTCGCTTGTGCCAAAGGATTCCGGAGCCCAGGCATTCAGGTCAAGCTGCTGCTCTACCATGAGCTCCGCGTCCTCGCCCGATGCTGCAAGCCGCTCCATGACCGTATCTGCGTAGAAGTCGGTCGCCTCGTCCATCTCACCGCACCAGTACTCGCTTTTCCGGAGAACCTTCATCTGCCTTTCATGCTGCGCCGGAGTAATCTCTCCGGAAAGCATCCGGAGTTTTGACTCTGCAACCGCATGCGCCAGAGTGCCCTCCGCCGCAAAAGGACTCGGCGGC